ATCAGAAGAGGAATATGTAAACTATAGCACCTCCTACTGGAACTATGCCTTTGTTGACAAAAATGGTTGGGTTGATGTGGATGTATTTGAGGGTGATGAAACTGAATGGGTTAGTACATTCTATGATAAATTTATAAAAAATCTTGACCCAAATGACCTAATCACTATATTTGAATGTTCAGTGAATAATGGTTAAATAACGTTAATTAAATCTGAGGTATTTTGATACTTCAGATTTTTTTCATATATTTGCACTATGGAAGAACTACATCAAATTGGATTTAAAAGAAAACAAATATTGGTTAAATTTTTGAAAGAGAAAAAACTGTTGGGAGATTTCATTGGCAACTATATGAATCAAGCACGAAAATATAGAATAAATGTCAATGATATTTTCAACAATTACCCATTGAGCGATTTGATTTATTCGTTTTTCCATATATCAAGTATTAGTTACCCAAAAAATATAAAAGGAATAACTGACAAAATGTTTTTTTTGGGAAAACATTCAGAAAGAATGGCAAACATTCGTGTATTATCAAAAATATAAAGAAAAATACGACATATGGTAGAAACATCAAACATTGAAATTGTTAATCCTAGTCACATTACATCTGTTCATGTGTACCCATTTCAAAAGAATGGTGTGGATAATCTAGGAATTAATATTGGTTTGGTTGGTAAGCAAACAATTTATATGAATTTCACAAATAAAAAGGATGCTGAAATGTCTTTATCGGAAATATATTCAAGCATATCGCATAACCAACCTTTATTTGTGATACAATACCATAGAGACTGTTATGGAAAAGCCGTAAAAAGTGATAACGCAGTAGTTGGTGGAATGATGCTTAACACTGTCCAAGAAGCATTAAAGAATTTAAAAGTAAATAAATAAAACATGGTAGAAACAAAGTTAGAAATAAAACAACTGAGAGGTCGCTTTGTGAGCGATTTCAATTTGCCCATTCCAGTAGTACAGTCACCATACTTTGAGGATAGATTAGAACTGCTAGAGGAAGAATATATGGCAAAAACCTTATACGAAAATTTGTTATTTATGATTGATGAAAAATTCGATGGAAACCCAAATAAGTTTCTTGAATATTATCATCAAGTAAGAGACAATATTATTACAAGTATAACAAATTCTGAAGCATATAAAGATTTCATATCTAATGAAAAATTTGTCAAGAATATAGTTCCCATTTGTTCAAATAGAAATTTGTACACAAACGAACAAGATGGATGCATGTTTATATCATATGATATGAAAAAAGCAAATTTCCAAACGTTGAAATATGCAAATCCAGCTATAGTTTGTGATGCTAATACTTATGAAGATTTTATTGGGAAATTCACTGACCTTGATTATATAAAACAGTCAAAATACACAAGACAAGTGATTTTTGGTAAACTCAATCCAAAAAGAACTATGACACTTGAAAAGTGGATTACAAATGAAGTTGCAAAATCAATCGTATCTTCTACCAATGGAATAATTAATATTTTCGCAAAAGAACATAGTAGAGATTATATAATGGTTGGAAAGCTCACTTTATTTTCTATAAATTCAGATGAAATAATTTTTAAATGGAATGGTAATGAAAAAGAATTTGAAAAATGTGAAATACTACCATCTATTTCATTTGAAGGAATTGAATACAAAGGAAGCAAGTTTAAACTCTATACAAGAAAATTTAAATTAGCAACATCTAACTCAATATTAACTGTATATGAGAAAGAAGACTATTTAAATGCCAATAGACGCATTTTAAGGGGCGTTCCAGCCACTTATTACCCTCAAGTGTATAAATTACTCAATGGGATAAAAATAGTTGATTCTGACTTAGTTTTTTACTATGAACATGAATTGGCTAGATTCTTATATCCACTAGAGTTAGTACCATAATGGAAGAAAGAACGCAAATAACGCCTTTGTTTTCAAAATTCTTAAAGGAAAACGGATGCTATGTAAAGTATTGTTATTATTACAGAAAATATGCTTTTAATGGCAACAAGTATATTCCTAGTTTTGCTGTCACATCAATTCCTTGGGATAAAACTGAGGAAGGAGTTAAGTATTGGCAAAATATAAACGTGAAATGGATGTCTTGTTTATTAGAAGAATTCAAGAAATACAGAATAAAATCTTTAAACGATAATGGAAATATTCAAGGACGAGAAAATAAAAAAGCTTCTAAATCTAATAAGGGAAACAATTAAGTTCACCCACTTCGATAATCATGTATACGTTGTGGGCGGCTCTGTCCGTGACAGTATCTTAGGACTTCCAATTAAGGACTTGGATTTGGTAATAGACATACCAAATGGAGGGCTTCTATTCTCCACATACATGACAATGAAACATCAATGTTTTGTTACTTCAACCAATCCTGTAATATTTGAAACCTATGGTACTGCCAAGTTCCAATTATATAAACATGAAGAGTTTAAGGATATTGAAATAGAATGTGTGCAAACTCGTAAAGAACAGTATCATAAAGAAAGTAGGAATCCAGAGACAGTGTTTGGAACTATAGAAGAAGACGCAAAGAGAAGAGATTTAACCATTAATGCCTTATATTATAACATCAGTAATGAACAATTATTAGACCCAACTTCACATGGAATAGACGATTTAGCAAAAAATATTTTACGATGTCCAGCAACTTTGTTAGACTGAATATTGCGTTTTTGGTAGTGACCCACTATTTATTATAAAATAATACTTAGTAAATCATCACTAAAAATATGCCTAAAAAATTAACCACAGAAGAATTTATAGAAAGAGCTAAAAAAGTTCATGGCGATAAATATGACTATTCTAAAGTAGAATATATTAATGCCACTACTAAAGTGTGCATAATATGCCCAGTGCATGGTGAATTCTGGCAAACCCCATCAGTACATTTGAGTGGGTGTGGGTGCATTAAATGTGTTAATAAATTCCCACACACACAAAAAACATTTATTGAAAAGGCTATAAAAATTCACGGAAATAAATATGATTATTCTAAAGTAAATTACAAAAATAATAAAACAAAGGTTTGTATTATTTGTAAAGAACATGGAGAGTTTTGGATACGTCCAGACCAACATTTACAAAAAAGAGGGTGTCCTAAATGCGGAGGAACTAAAAAATTAACAGAAAAGGAATTTAAGATAAAATCAAATTTAATTCATAAGTTCAAATATGATTACTCGAAAACAGAATATAAGAACTATGAGACAAAGGTTTGTATAGTATGTCCAACACACGGAGAATTTTGGCAAACACCTCATGCTCATTTGAATGGACAAGGTTGTCCTTATTGTAATGGAAATGTTAAATTATCGCAAATTGATTTCATCAAAAAAGCAAAAGAAATTCATGGTGATAAATATGATTATTCTAAAGTAAAATATGTTAATTATGACGCCAAAGTTTATATTATATGCCCCAAGCATGGTGAATTTTTACAAACACCACATATGCATATTCAAGGGCAAGGATGTCCAAAATGTTCAAGAAATTATAAATTAAGTGAAGTAAAGTTCATTAAAACGGCTAAACAAGTTCATGGCGATAAATATGATTACTCAAAAGTAGAATATGTAAATAGCGATACAAAAGTTTGCATAATATGTCCTAAACATAGCGAATTTTGGCAAACGCCACATAATCATTTGAATGGACAAGGTTGCCCTTATTGTAAAATTTCAAAATTAGAGGAAAAAGTTAAAAAAATATTAGAAGAAAATAAAATAGAATATATACACAGTAAAACATTTGAATGGCTTAAGAATGATGGACATTTATACTTAGATTTTTATTTACCAAAATATAATATTGCCATTGAATGTCACGGAGAACAGCATTTTAATAATATTGATTTTTTTGGTGGAGCAGAAGAATTTATTAAAAGAATTAAGTTAGATTCATTGAAATATAGATTATGTAATGAACAAAATATACCAATCTTATATTATGCAAATTCAGAACATAAAGATTATTTTTCAAAAGTTTACACAGATATTAACGAATTAATAAAAAAAATAAATGAGACAAATAGATAAAATTTACCAAGAATCACCTATTAAAATGTTAAGAACAATTAGATTCTCTACTCAATTAGGTTGGGGAATCAGCAAGGACACTTGGTTATCAATAATAAAAAACGCAGAATATATTACTAATGCCCCTCAAGAACTTATAAGCGATGAAATATCAAAGATTCTGCTTTGTGAAAAACCTAGTGAGGGCATAAGGAAAATGTATTATAGTGGTGTATTGGATAAAGTTCTTCCAGACATCTATGATACAAACTTTGCTTATGAATCCAAGAATCCGATGGTGACTACCTTTGACCACACAATGAATGTGTTGGACGAAACGCAGCCATACATTGAAAGTAGGTTAGCCGCATTGTTCCATGATGTTGGTAAGATTGTTACCGATAAAATGAGAACAGTTAGTCCTGACCAGTTTAGCGCAGAGGTTGCAGCAGCAGACTTGAAGATGATGAAGTTTCCAAACCATGTCATCAATAGTGTTGAAACAGCCATTAAGTATCATAGGCTGTTCAGAATCTATCAAGATGGTATAGTACCACCAGATAAGAAACTGAGGAAGTTTATGAATATGTGTGGAGAGGAAATTGGTACTGTGGTTGACCTTATGAACGCAAACAACCAACACACAACTTACGATAAAAAGAAAAGACAAGTGTTCGATATTCTTAACAGAATTGAGGAACTTGAAGACATTGAGAAAATGGCCAACATTAAACTGCCAATAGACGGTAAAGAAATAATGGCAAAATTCAGAATTAAGGCTGGACCTATTATTGGGGTATTATTGGAGGCTGTTAAAGATGCCTATTTTGAGAATCCGAAGATTACAAAAGATGAGTGTTTTGAGGTTGTTGAAAACAAAATAAAGAGTCTGACCAAATAAAGGTTAGACTCTTATATTAATATATAATATATTATTAAATAATATTAAAAATAATAAATAATATATATTATATTTTGATATTAAATTTATTTTTAGTATATTTGCAAAAAACATAAAAATATATACGAAGATGGGAACATTATGTAAGAAATGCCCATTTAAGGGTACTAAAAAGGAAGATGGCCACTGTACAGACCTATTTGTGAAAAAGTATCATAACAGTTGTGTCACCTATGACATAACCGAAGACTCTATTGATTTACAAGAAAAATAAAACAAATAATAATAATATGAACGGAAAGATTTTACTTATAGTTGATACACAGTACGATTTCATCAA